CCCGCGCCCTCCGCCCGGCCCCGCGCTACGGCCCCCGACGGACAGGAGCTCCTCGACGTCGACGGCCAGTGGGGGTCGCGCACCGTCGCCCGTTTCCAACAGGTCATGGGCACCCCCATCGACGGCGTCCTCGACGACGATGGTTCCACCTGCATCGAGGCGTTCCAGCGGTTCCTCAACGGGGCCGTCGGGGCAGGCCACCTGACCAACCTCATCGGCGCCCCGGCCCTTGAGGTCGACGGCGTCGACGGGGAGAAGACGTGGAAGGCGTTCCAGTTCCTCGTGTGGGCCTGGCACCGCGAGTACGTGCCCGACGGGTGGGACTTCGGCGACTGGATCGACGGCGTCGACGGCCCCAGCACCGTCGCGGCCCTCCAGCGGGCGCTCAACGCCTCCACGGCGGGCACCGGTAGGCTTTGGTAGGGCTCACCCGCCCTTCCGCTCACTCAACCCAGGAGGAACCCATGGCCAGCCACAAGGCCATCACCATCACCGCCCCCCAGCGCAAGGCCGTCTACGCCCTCGTGGCGGCCGCCCTCGCCGTCGGGGCCGCCTTCGGATTCTGGACCGCCGACGACGCCCGGCAGTGGGCCGAGGCCGCCGCCCAGGCAGCCGGGGCCCTCGCCAACATCCTGGCCCTGGCGCACGTCTACGACCCGGTCGGCGGCTCCGAGGGCTGACGCAACGGCGCCGGGGGTGCATAAACGCCCCCGGCGCCTGTATAAGTATACGAACGGAGAGGAGCCATGACCGCGTACGAGGTCTACTCGCGCCCCGGAGCCGACAGGAGGTTCGCGCTCAAGGGCGATGTCGACACCCTCCGCGGGCTCCTGCCCGCCCTCACCGGGACCGGCACCGTCCTCACCCTGCGCACCGGCGAGCACGCCCCCGCGTCAACGCGCTCCGGGACCATGGTGCTGCGGGAGAAGGCGGCCCTCGAAGGCGGTGTCGTCGTGCGCTCCTCGGCCGTGGGCCGGGCCCAGGCGGGTGTCGGAGACCCTCTCACCGCCGCAGCCGCACCCGGAGACCTGGCCGTGCTCATCATGGCCGCCCAGCTCCAGGCCGACGAGAACCCCTCGCCGATCCCCTCGGGCTGGACGGGGACCTGGCAGAACGCGATCCCCGGCACCAACCGCTCCGGCTACGTCGCCGTGAAGAAGGTGACCTCGCCCGTGGACACCCGCGGCGTGGAGTGGTGGGTCAAGACGAAGGCGTGGACCGCCAGGCAGAGGGCCGTGCTCGTCATCCTCGCCGGTGTCGACGCCGACAAGGCTGTTGCAGGGGCGTGGTCCGCGGCCCTGGGCGCGGCCCCGGCGGGCGCGACGGCCCGGCTGCTCGCCTCGGCGGCCCACGGCACCAAGGACAACAAGATGGCAGCCTGGACCCTTGAGGGTGGGGCCGTGGTGACGGACGGGCTGGCGGACGTGTCGACGACGGAATCCTGGTCTGCGGTGCGCGCGGTTCTGGGGGCGGCTGCGACGGCCCCGGACGGCGCCGGGGCGAACCCCCCGGCCGCCTGGGCGCAGGTGGGCCTGGTGGCGAAGGCCGCGGGCGGGGCGGACGAGAACCTCGACGGGGCGACGGTGCCCCTGTGGTTCGGCGGCGAGGCCACCCGGGCGGGGGTGTCGATCATGCCCTACGGGGCCCGGTCCGCCTCGGCGCTGAAGGAGCGAAAGGGGATAGTCGTCGGGCATCGGGGCATGAGCGAAGCCGGGGATGTCGTGGAGCACACCATGGCTGCCTACACGCGGGCGGTGGAGTGCGGTGTCGACGCCCTGGAGATCTCCTGCCACCGGACCTCCGACGGGGTGTGGCTGGCCTCGCACGACTCCACGCTGGAGCGTCTGGGAGGCCCCTCCACGCCCATTCGGGACATGACCTGGACCCAGGTGCAGGCGGCCTTCGCCGGGCACCCGGAGGCTACGCCGGTGACCCTGAAGGACTACCTGGCGGCCTACGGCGCAACGCACGTGACCATCTTCGACCCCAAGACGGAGATGGCCCGGTCGGACGAGTACCTGGCCCTGCTGAAGGACTACAAGGACCGTGTCGTCGTCAAGGCGTTCGCCGACGCCGGGTGGCTGTTCGCCAAGGTCAAGCAGGCCGGGTGGGCGACGTGGGGCTACGCCTACGCCCGCAACCGGGGCCAGAACTGGTACCCGGACTTCGTCCAGGGCACGAACCTGGACTTCCTGTCGATGGAGTGGGATGCGTCGGATGACGTGTGGTCCCCGCTGGTGGCCACCGGCAAGCCGGTCATCGCCCACATCCCCGCTTCGGTGGCCCAGGCGGCGGAGGGGACCCGCAAGGGGGCGGCCGGGTGCATCACGTCGCGCGCCGACCTCGTGGCAGGGCTGAAGGTGTAGTACCCTGTTCGGGCGGGCTTCTCATCTCTCTTCCCCCGCACGCCCCCGGTGCCGACCGTCTACGGCACCGGGGGCATCCGCTTGCAGGAAACAGATGTGTACTGTATACTGAAACCACGGCCCGGGACGGAACGGGCCCGGAAGAGAGGAAGACCGAACATGAGCAGAATCAACGAGAGACGAGCCGAGATCCTCGCCAAGGCCAGGGCGCGCAAGGCGGAGATCGCCCACACGGCGCCATCCGAGAACACGCTGCGGCGACGGGACCAGGTCAAGCGGGTCAAGGGGCTCCTGCGCGAGTTCATCCTCGACCACGGCGTCGAGATCAAGGACGCGGGCAGGGTCACGGGGTACGAGTCCACCGCCCGCCTGCCCCGCCACCTCAGCCGCGGCATGATCGACCTTGAGGACCTTCTGGCCCTGACCGAGTACTTCGAGGACCTCGACATCACCACCATCCTGCGCGACGTCATCCTCGGTGTCGATCTGCGCCCCGACGAGGCGCAGGCCCGCCGGGAGGGGACGATCAAGCCTGACGGAGAGCGGGTTGAGATCGAGGCCCCCGTGGTTGCGTCCGCGCCTTCCGCCCCCTCGCCGCAGGAGGGGGATGTCAAGGAGATCGTGGTCATCCAGCCCGACGCCATCGCCCCGCCGCCCGAGGAGGACGAGCCCTCGCTCGACACCGACGAGGGCCTGAGGGCCTGGGCCAACAGGTTCGGGTTCGCGATGTGACGGCTTGACAGACGCCCGACGGGGTGAGAGCATCTCCCCGGGAGACGGCATCCCGGCCCCCGGCACCAGCGGACGGTGCCGGGGGCTGCCCTATACTCGGGGTATGGGCGACACAGCAGGACAAGTAAGCATCGGGGTCGAGCGCACAGAGAGCTCCTCCTGATGCTCGCCGCCGTCGCACTGTTGGCGCTGCTCACAGGATTCATCCTCGGCCTCATCGCCGGGGTCCATTGGAAGGGGAAGGTGGACGATGAAAGGCTTAGTGGATTCCTCACCGAGCTCGAAGCCACGGCGGACCGGGTCGCAGTCCAGGCCCGCGAAGACGCCATCGAACGGGCGGGCCGCTATTAGGCGCGTCGTCGACGCACCGCCCCCCACTGAGGGCGTCATCGCCCGGACGGGGGTGACCGACGGGCAGGTCGACGAGGCCAAGCGGAACCTGGTCGTCAACGCGCTCCTCAAGGGCGGCACCCGCGGCGATGTCGCCCACCAGGCGGGGCTGAGCGAAGCGCAGGTCTTCCGCATCGAGGAGGAGTACTACACGGGGCAGGCCATGCTCTCCGAGCACGCCCGCCTCATGAAGCAGATGGCCCGCCTCGACCGGGTGCTGGGCATGCTCGACGCCCGCGTGCAGTCCGCCCTCCTGGCCAACCCGGAGGGCGACCCCAAGTACTTCGACTCGATCCTCAAGGCCATCGACCAGGTCAGCGAGCTCATGGGCCTGAAGAAGACCCGGATCCAGACGGAGGTGCGGGTCATCGAGACGAAGCAGGTGGAGGTCATCGTGTCGTTCACCCGCTCCGTCGTCGAGGCCATGGAGGCCCGCCTGAGGCCGATGCTCACGATGGCCGGGCGCGAGGAGCTGGAGGCCAAGCGCGAGGAGTGGCTCGCCCAGGCCACGCAGGCCAGTGCTCAGATCCTTGAGGCCACCGCGCCGATGGAGCTGTGAGCGCATGACACCGGTTCTGGATTTTCGAGCCGTGGCCGCCTCGTTCGGCGAGGGGGCCCGGGCGGAGCGTCTGGCCCGGGACCCGGTGGCCTGGGTGGAGGAGCGCCTGGGGGAGTTCCTGTGGTCCAAGCAGCGGGAGATCGTCCGTTCAGTTGTAGGAAACAAACGAACCATGGTCGCCTCGGCGCATGGCACGGGCAAGAGCTTCACTGCTTCTAGGATCATCGGTTGGTGGTTAGATACAAAAAGTGTAGCACCAACAGAGACCCGCGTCATCACCACCGCCCCCTCCTGGAACCAGGTCGCCAACGTCATGTGGGGCTACGTCGACGAAGTCCGCCAGAAGGCCGGCATGCCCGGCAACATCACGGCTAAAGCCACCTGGACCTTCCCCGGCTACAAGACCCCCACCGCCTTCGGCCGCAAGCCCTCCGACTACGACGAATCCACCTTCCAGGGCATCCACGCCACCAACGTCCTCGTCGTCGTCGACGAGGCCGGGGGCGTGCCCGAGTCGATCTTCACCTCCGTCGAAGCCATCACCACCAACGCCAACGCCCGCATCCTCGCCATCGCCAACCCCGACGACCCGAACTCCTACATGGCCAAGATCTGGCGCGAGGAGTCCAAGAAGGCCCCCGAGGACCGGCGCTGGAACCTGATCACGGTGTCGGCCTTCGACACCCCTAACTTCACCGGTGAGGATGTGCCCGAGCGGGCCCGCATCAACCTCCTCCAGAAGGAGTGGGTCGAGGACGCCCGCGTGCGCTGGGGAGAAACAGACCCCCGCTGGCAGGCCAAGGTCCTCGCACAGTTCCCCGACGTCGGCGAGGACGGCCTGTTCAACCTCGGAAGAGTACTCGTGTCGATGAATGAGTATGCGGACTTCGAGGAGCATGACGACCGGACGGTCCTCGGCGTCGACGTCGGCCTGTCCATCACCGGCGACTACTCCGTCATCGCCCTCAACCGAGGCGGGCGCGTGTCGATCCTCGACAAGGTCAAGGGCTACGACGGCAACAAGCTCGCCAGACTCATCGGACAGCGGGTCAAGGAACTGGGCGGTGTCGACGAGATCCGCATCGACGCCGTCGGCGTGGGCCGGGGCGTGCAGGCCGTCCTCGACAACCACCTGCCCGAAGGCACCCTCGTGCGCTGGATCGTCGGCAACGCAGCCTCGCCCAACAAGCTCAAGTGGTACAACTTCCGGGCCGCCATGTACGACTCCGTCTCCGAGCTCATCAACGAGGGCGCGCTGGCCATCCCCCCGGAGGACACCTCCGACGAGCGCACGCGGGGCCTGTACGACGAGTTCCGCACCATCAAGTACGAGTACCGGGGCACAGCCCTGCTAATCGAATCCAAGGACTCGCTCAAGCGGCGGGGCGAATCCTCGCCCGACACCATTGACGCCATCTGCTACGCCTCCATGCCCGCCGAGGTCATCGACGGGGGCGGCAAGGACCCGATCCTCGAACTCACCCTGGACACCCCCGCAGGGCCCCGTGTCGACGAGAGCCTGATCATCGACGAGTGGGGCAACGAGGCCTGGTCCTTCGCCCCGGCGTGACGAGATAGTATTGCCGAGGAACAAACAAGGCGGACGGGAAGAAGGAGGGGCCGTGGGCGTCATCCGGTGGCTGGAGCGGTTCGGGACCGACGGCCGTATTGAAGCGGCCATGGAGTCCGCCGCACGGGCGTTCTCCGACACGGCCGACGCCCTGACCCGGGCGTCCTTCATGAAGGAGGACGTCGGCTGGTATGACCCCTCCGGACGCGCCTCCGACCTCGTGCCCCTGAGCGTCATCAAGGAGCACTCCATCCGCTCACGGCGCCTGGCCACCTACAACACCATCGTCAAGCGCGGCATCAACATCCGCAACGCCTACATGTGGACCGACGTGCCCGAACCCCGCAAGATCGCCAAGCGGGCCAAGGAGAGGCTCGACGCCGTCCTCCTCGGACGGGAGGCCAGGGTCCGCGACGAAGCCGCCTTCAACACCGACGGCATGGTCATCTACCGGGTGTCGCCCGGCGGGAACGTGGCCCCCGTGCCCATCACCCGCGTGCAGGGCATCGCCCGGGCCGAGGACGCTCTCGAAGAGGCCGACATCCACGCCCTGCTCATCACCCCGGTTCCCCTGGAGGACCCTTCTAGGGCTGTGCTGCCCGACCCCGAGTGGGTCATCCTCGACGGCAAGCCCCGCGTCGACGTCGTCGACCAGGGCGGCTACAAGACCAACAAGACCGACGTGCTCGTTGTGGCTTGCGTCAATCGCCTCGCCGGGGAGCAGTGGGGCAAGCCCGACCTCATGGGCGCCGTGTACTGGGCCCAGGCCTACAAGGAGTACCTGGAGGCGGGCCACGTCCTGGCCAAGGCGCTCGCCCGCGTCGCCTTCAAGGTCAAGTCCACCACCACCGCCCAGCAGCAGGCGGTCATCGACAAGATGTCCACCCTCCAGGGCACGGGGGCCACCGCCTCGCTCGGCGCCGACCAGGACCTCCTGGCCGTGTCGAAGGCCGGGGCAGGGATCGAGTTCTCCGCCGGGACGCCCCTGGCCGCCATGGTCGCTGCCGCCCTCGACGTGCCCCTGTCTGTTCTGCTCACCGACGGCTCCGCCGGAGGACGCCAGGGCGCCGAGACCGCCCTGGAGGAGCCCACCTTCAAGGCCCTGGAGCTTCGGCGTCAGGTGCACAAGGACCTCGTTCGGAGAGTCCTGCGGGCCGCCGGGTTCAAGACCGAGGTGGACCTGGCGCCCCTGTCCAACGACCTCATCCAGCGCTGGGGCCAGGTCGTCACGCTCGGCCTCCAGAACGGCATCCTGCACCGCGTCGAGGCCCGCGAGCTGTTCCTGCGCCGCTTCGCCCCCGTGAACGCCAAGCCGGTGTCGTCCCTGCCCGACTGGGAGGACCTGTCGGCCCCGCAGCCGCAGCTCAACAACGGTGACGGCGAGGGGAACGAGGAGGACCAGGGCAAGGAGGACGGCAACACGGGGGTCGGGCCCCTGTCTGACGGGACGAACTCCTCGCGTGACGGCGAGGGCAAGACGACCAACGCCTGATGCACGGCGCTGTATATTAGTTCACCGGGAGGACAAACATGACGCGAACCTACTTCCGCCTCAACCAGGGCAGCGCCCTGCTGGAGGCCAAGAAGCCGGGCGAGAAGGACGACGGCGCCGGACGGTACCGCATCCGCATCATCGCGCCCGGACGCGGATCCACCGGCATGTACACCGCCCCCAACCTCGCCGAATCCGCGCCGCTATTCGTGCCCGGTACCCACATGTTCTTCGACCACCAGACGATGACCGAGGACTGGGAGCGTCCAGAGAGATCCGTGCGCGACCTCGCCGGAGTCTTCGAATCCGGGGCCGAAATCATGCCCGACGGGTCACTGGAGGCCGACATCAAGGTCTACCCCTCCGTCAACGGGATTATCCGCGAACGGTGGGCGGACATCGGGGTGTCGATCAACGGCTGGTCCGTTGAGGAAATAGGGCCCGACGGCGTCGTGCCCGTCCTCGCCGGGATCCAGTCCGTCGACTTCGTCACCAGGGCCGGGGCCAAGGGCGCCGTCCTGGAGGTCCTGGAATCCGACGGCCGCTGGCGCGTCAAGAACCCCCCTACCCCATCCAACCCCACCAACCGAACCCAGGAGGAACAGGCCGTGAAGCCGGAGGAGATCGTCAAGGCGGTGTCGGAGGCCGTCGCGGCCGCCATGCCCGCCGCCATCAAGGAGGCCGCGGCCCTGCTCGCGGCGGACCAGGAGAAGAAGGTCGCCGAGGCCAAGAAGAATGAGGCGCCCGCCGTCGACCCCTACGAGGCCGCCGCCAAGGTCGCCGAGGCCAACGACCTTCCGAAGGAGGCTCGGGTCCGCGTCATGGAGGCCGTCAAGCGCGGCGCCGGTGTCGACGACGCCATCGAGGCCGAGCGCGCCTACATCAAGGCCATCGCCCCCGCGCCCGTCGTCCGTGAGGACGGCGCGGCCAAGACCGGCGGCGACGACGTCCAGGTCACCTCCTGGGCCAAGTGAGCGAAAGGGCTGAGCGAACATGATCGGAATCAATGAGTTCGGCGGTCGGAAGATCTCCGACATCCAGGTCTTCGAGTACACCGACACCCTCTCCCTGCCCGTCAACAAGACCGACTACAGCCACTCCCACATCGGCGACATCGTCAAGGTCGGCGGCATCGTCGGCCTCCTCGTCACCGAGATCGCCGCCACCCCCGAGGAGATCAAGAAGGCCGTCAAGGCCGTTGAGGACGCGGGCGGCACCTACATCCCCGCCACCAAGCCCACCGGCGGCTTCAACGCCCCCGGCTACGCCTCCGTGCGCATCAGGGGCGGTGTGTTCAAGATGAGCGTCAAGCACTCCGGCGCCGTCAAGGTCGGCTCCCCCGTCTACGCCGAGAAGCTCACCGACGGGCGCCACGCCATCACCACGACCAAGGCGGCCGACGGCTTCCAGGTCGGATACCTGTACAACGCCCTGCCCGCGCAGGGGGCGGAGCACGTCGTGCCCGTCATCTTCGACCCGACCGCCCGCTGATCGCGGGCCGGGAAAGGAGTAACCCATGATTCAGGGCAGGATCTGCGAGAACCGCAACGAGTTCGCCCACCACCTCGACCTGGCCCTCAAGGGCGTGCCCTCCTCGCAGGGCGTCGTCAAGGAGACCGTCATGATGACCCTCGGCCTGGCGCCCAGGGTCACCGAGGCCGTCACCTCCGACATGGTCGCCGGGTGGTTCACCTCCGTCGCCCAGGGCGCCTTCGAGAGCCAGTACGCCGAGCAGACCACCACCTGGGAGAAGTTCGCCTCCACCGAGGCGCTGCCCTCCTTCCGCCCCACCCAGCTCTACGAACTCGACCACGACATCGACGCCACGCTCCTGCGCGACAACGGCGGCGAGGTCGTCGTCCCCCAGACGATGCCGCGCATCCCCGAGCTCACCCCCTACCCCACCTTCGGGTACCGGGCCTCCGGACGCTGGGTGGAGGTGCACAAGGAGGGTGTGCGCCTCCAGATGTCCTGGGAGGCGTTCATCAACGACAACTGGAACATCATCGGCCGCTTCCCCAAGGACGCCGCGTTCCTGGCCTCGCGGACTGTCGACGCCGCCGTCTACGGCGCCCTGTTCTCCCTGGACGCCGCCGCGCCCGGGTTCAACACGAACATCATCGCCGACGCTAACGCCACGGTCCTCCAGGCCCGCACCGCCGACGGCGCCTACGTGCTGCGCGACGTGCCGAAGAACAGCCCGCTGACCTTCGAGGCCCTGTGCGCCGCCATCTGGCAGGTGCGTCACACCAAGGTCAACGGCCGGTACATCCAGGTTCCGAAGTTCGTCTTGCTCGTGCCCCCGACTCTCAAGCCGATGGCCGACATGGTCACCTCCATGACGTCCATCGAGCACAAGGAGAAGGACGCGGCCGGGGCGACGTCGAACAAGACGATCCTGTCGACTACGCCGACGGCGGGCGTGGAGGTCGTCGAGTCCGACATGGTCGGCCTGCTCGGCGGCCCCACCCAGGGCGACACCAACTGGATCCTGGCCCCGGCCGGTGGTCGCACCGCCTCGCGGCGCACCATCCTGCGCACCACGCTGATGGGCATGGAGGGCGTCGAGCTGCGGGCGGCGGCCAACCAGGGCACGTCGATCGGCGGCGGGGCTCTCAACGCCACCTCTGGTTCGTTCGACAACGACGATATCCAGTTCCGCGCTCGCATGGTCACCGGCGGCGCCGTCCTGCACACGGATGGCATCGTCGCCTCGACCGGCCAGGGCCACTGATAGACGCCCCGCCCCCGGGTTGCAGGCAGAGGCCCGGGGGCGGGGTTTTCCATAGGGGTTGAAGGAGGAAAATATGCCTGTGGCGTTCAACACAAATGTGGGTAGGGTAAGGCTTCTTATCCCCGACATCGAGGAGCGCTCCGACCCCCGCGACATGCGACTGCCCCCCTCCTACCTGTTCACCGACGAGCAGATCCAGGCCTTCCTCGACATCAACAGCGGCAACGTCAAGCGCGCCGCCGCCGACGCCGTCCGCGTCATCGCCACCACCCAGTCCCTTCTCCTCAAGGTCCTGTCCACCGACGACAAGTCCACCGACGGGGCCAAGCTCGGCGCCGAGCTGCGCGCCCAGTCCAAGCGCCTCATGGACGAGGCCGACTCCGACGACAAGCGCGACATCGGCTTCGACATCGCCCCCTGGACCCCCGAGCCTCAGGACTACGCATGGCACTGAGCTCACTCGCCTGCAAGGACCCTCGCTTCGACTCCGCCGCCTACGACTTCCTGTCGCTGCTGTGCAACAGCCTCGTCGCCATCTACCCCCCGGCCGTCGGCAACGGCGAGGGCGAGGAGGACACCTGGGTGCCCGGCACCGGCGTCGTCAAGAAGAAGGTCGACCCCATCTGGCGCGGCTGGGCCGCCATCACCCCCAACAAGGACTGGCGCGCCCGCAACCGCAGGCAGTCCTACGAGGACACCGCCACCCACGCCTACCGCGTCCAGCTGTGGCACATCGACAAGAACCTCCTTGTTCCTGCGGAACAATGGGGGGACCGGACCAAGCGGATCCGACTCGACTTCAACCAGCGCCTCCGTGTCGAAAGGCACGACACCGACCCCCAGCTGGAGGGCATGGCCATGGTCATCCGCAACCCCGTCACCGACTCCGACTGGTGGCAGCCCACCCTCCTGTGCGACGTGTCCGTCAACGACCTGCGAGGTGAGGGCTGGTGAGCAGCACCAACGAGGGCAACCTCGTCACCATCAGGCAGACCGGCGTCAAGGACATCCGCCGGGCCCTGCGCGGCCTGGAGGCGAGAGCCTTGGAGCGGGCCCTGGCTGAGGTCCGCCGGGCTGTCGATCAGGCCGCCGCCCAGGGCGTCGAGACCATCAAGTACGTCATCGACACCTCCGGCGCCGGAATGCCCTACAAGCACGACAAGAGCACGGACGCCCGCGTGCACACCGGCGCCATGCGCGAATCCGTCGGCGTTCGCTGGGAGCGCGACGACAGCAACGGGGTCACCGTGTTCATCGGCTTCATCAACACCCCCGACTACACCGTCTTCCAGGAGGAGGGCACCCGCAAGCTGCGCGCCATGCAGGCCCTCGCCAAGGCCCGCGCCCTGGCCGAGGACGACCTCGACAGCATCGCACTCACCCACGGGGTGCTGAAGTGAACGTCTACGAAGTCGACCAGGCGCTCATGGCGCATCTGCGGGGGATCGAGGGCCTGGAGGTCGTCGAGGATGCCGTGCCCGGCGGGGCGAAGAGCCGCGACGTCTACGCCGTCTTCTTCGGCGGCGACCTCACCCCCCGGGCCAAGGCCGTGTCGATGGCCTCGCCCCGGTACTCCGCCATGATGCACACCTTCGCCGTCCTCGTCGCCGCCCGCACCGCCTCCGTTCGCAACTCCGTGCGTGAGGAAGTGCGCAACAGGCTCGTCGGTTGGAGCGCCCCCGGTGTCGGGCAGGTCCGCGAAACCGGGCAGCTCAACTCCTACGGCGACACCGACGCCACCATCCAACCGTTGAAATATGCTTGCTACATGACGTTCCAGACCATGATCAGCGAGGCCGTCTGATGCCCCGCTACCGAACCCCCGAGGGGATCGTCGTGGAAAAGGACGAAGGCTACGCGCAGACGCTGCCCTCTCTGTTCGAGCCCGTACCACCCGACACCCCCCTGTCGCCGCGAGAGTGCTGCGGAGGGACCGGGTGGATCGTGAACGGCCGGGTGGTCCATCCCGGCGACCCTGTCGACTCCAAGGAGGAGAACAACCATGGCAGCTAGCGCCGGAACCAAGATGATGCCCGGCAACATCACCGTCTGGTGGGTGCCCATCGAGAAGGCCGCCTCCCCGACCGAGGTCCTCAAGGCCGCCACCCTGAAGGACCCCGCCGTCATCAACCTCTCGTGCGCCATCGTCACCGGCTTCACCCTCAACGCCACCGACTCCGAGACGGACTCCACGGCGTCCATCTGCGACACCGCGGGCGTGTCGACCCCGACCCGTGACGCCTACGAGGCCAACCTGACGTTCTTCCGTCAGGATCTCGCCGCCTCCGACGCCGCCACCTCGGTGTTCACCAAGGCCTACGAGGCGTTCAAGAAGGGCGGCGCCAAGGCCAACAAGCGCGGCTGGCTGGTCAAGCGCGTCGGCTACCCGGTTGACACCGAGCCGGCTAAGGACCAGGAGGTCTCCATCTTCCTGGTCATGCCCGACAACCCGCAGGACGTGTCGTCCGACGCCACCACGCCCATCCAGTTCACCGTGCCCTTCCTGCCGCAGGGCACCATGATCCTCAACGAGAAGCTCACCGAGTGATTGTTTGACGGTTACACTTAACCCGGGTTCGAAAGAGCCCGGGTTTTGTGTTCAAGAAGAGGAAGGCCCGCTGCCATGGCTGACGACGACAAGAAGACGGCGAACACGGACGAGGACGAGGGCTTCGACCTCGAAGCCGCCCTCGACGGGGTGCGCCAGGCCACCAAGACCGTCAAGATCTATCTCGACGCCACCGCCGCCGACGAGGCCTTCCGGCTCAACGGCGCCCTCCTGGAGGCCCGCGCCGACGCCAAGGACGGTGTCGAGCAGGTCCTGTCGATCGCCGAGGAGGCCCCCACCGTCCGCCTGGAGCGCGAGCTCAAGGAGGCCATCGCCGCCCTCGACGAGCGCGCCATGATCTTCCACCTGCGGGCGCTCGCTTCCAAGGAGATGGACGTCATCCGCAATGTCGTCGTCAACAAGGTCAAGGCCCCCCGGAACCAGAACGAGGAGGCCGCCAACGAGTTCCGCCGGGAGCGGCAGGGCGTCCTCAACGAGTACTTCCTGTCGCACTCCGTCACCGCCGTCGAGTACCGCGGAAAGAAGCGCAAGGGGCTCAGCCTCGACGAGGCCAGGAAGCTCCACGAGACCCTGCCCGCCACCGAGTGGGATCGTCTCACCGAGACCTTCCTGGAGGCCCAGGCCGCCCTCGACGCCATGCGGCAGGTGATGGCCGACCCCACGTTTCGTTGGGCCGTGTCTGACGACTCCGAGTAACCAGCGCTTCCTGCTGGCGATCTCCACCGCCGTCGACAACCACCTGCCCCCCACCCTGTACCTGGGCGGTTGGGGCGCGTACGGGCGCACCGTGCCCCGGTGGGACGACATAGCCGGTGGCTTCGTGCCCGAGTACCTGCCCCAGGATTACCGCACGCCTCTCGACATCGCCCTGGAGCTCGGCTACGCCTTCTACAAGCAGTCCATGTGTCAGCGCTGCGGGGTGCCCGCCTGGTACGGGCGGTCCACGGACGGGCGCATCGACTTCGAAACCGAGGACATGGTCTGCTACGCCTGCCAGCACCTGGAGCAGGAGGAGAACCAGGAAGGGAAGAAGGGCGGACGCAAACCCGGCGTCACCAAGATCGTGCGCCCCGTGGGGCTGAAGTACGAGGCGATCGGACGCCAGGACCCCCTGCCGCCGCCGTGGGAGGCGATGCGGGGCTTGTAGAATGTTTCGCGGGTGAACGAACTGATCTAAGGAGCAGCCATGGCCGGTGTCGACGACCTCGGATTCAAGATCAGCGTCGACGCCTCCGGCGCCACCAAGGGCGCCAACGAGTTCACGGCCGCCGCCGGGCGCATCGCCGAAGCCACCCGCGCCATGGCCCGAGCCACCCAGGGCGCCAAGGCCGCCGTCCTCCAGAACGCCGTCTCCGGGCGCGGCGGTGCGGAGTACCGCACCATGATGAAGCAGATCGACGCCTACAAGGGTCTCATCAAGGTCACCCGCGAACTGGCCGCCGCCCGCAAGGAGCTCGACGGCGTCGACTTCTCCAAGACCGCCCAGAACATCTCCGAGGCCGTCAAGGCCATGGCCAAGGCCACCAGGACCACCGACTACATCGGCAGCCCCCAGCTGAGCAAGGTCAAGGACATGGTCGACATGTACTCGCGCCTGGCCAACGTGTCCCGGGACCTCGCCCGCGCCAACAAGGAGCTCCAGTCCTCCCTGGCCAAGACCAACCAGACCATGGTCGCCGCCAAGGCGCCCCAGGGGACCGCCACCACCGACCGCGAGCGCCAGGCCGCCATCGACCGGTACCAGTACCGGGCCCGCGTCGCCAAGTTCAACCAGCTCTCCCCCTCCGCCACCGGGTCGGACGTCACTCGGGCCGTGCGCGAGGAGAGTGATGCCTACAAGGAGCTCGTCGACGCCATCGGCAAGGCGGCCGCCGCTGAGGAGAAGCGGGCCATCAGCGCCGGAATCAGCCGGGACATCGCCGACATCAAGAAGCGCGAGGCCGACGAGACCAGGCGCCTGGCCGAAGCCGAACGGGAGGCCGCCGAGATCTCCGGACGGTCGCAGGCCTTCCGGGCCACCCAGATCGCCGACATCAACTCCGCCATCGACGCCAACAACAGGTACATCGGCGCCCTGGAATCCACCCGCTTCGCCGCCCAGGACCTGCGCAACTACCTGACCCTGCTCGCCGCCGGGTTCACCTCCCTGTCCGTCGCCTCCGTATCCGCTGCTGCTTCGCAGGAGCGCGCGTTCGCCGACGTCGCCCGCACCACCCAGATGTCCGCCCAGTCCGCCGAGATGCGGGCCCTGTCGAACACCTACAAGGACCTGTCCACGCAGATCTCCACCACCTACGAGGACCTGTCGCAGATCGGCTCACTCGGCGCCCAGATGGGCATCAGCGCCGACAAGCTCGGCGACTTCACCCACGCCGTCGCCGGGTTCACCACCATCACCGGCACCAACATCGACAGCGCCACCGAAGCCTTCGGCCGCTTCTTCGAAATGGTGGACAACGCCGGTGTCGAGGCCGACCACAGCGGCCAGAGGTACATGAACTTCGCCTCCCAGGTCGCCGAGCTCGGGGCCAAGTCCGTGGCCACCGAGTCCGAGATCCTCACCATGGCCAACTCGATCGCCGCCTCCGCCGCGAGCGCGGGGATTGGCCAGGACGCCATCCTCGCCTACGCCACCGCCCTGTCCAGCCTCGGCATCAAGCAGGAGTGGGCGCGCGGCTCCCTTCAGCGCATCTTCGGGTCCATCAACGACGCCGTCGCCGAAGCCGGTGAGGGCATGAACAAGTTCGCCACGGTGCTCGGCATGACCTCCGAGGAGGCGGAGAGCCTGTGGCGCACCGACCCCTCCACGTTCTTCAACAACCTGCTCACCTCCCTCAACAACGTCACCGACTCCGTCGAGCGCTGGACCATCATCAAGAACCTGGGCTTCAAGAACACCCGCGACATCCAGCTGCTCCAGCGGCTCAGCCTCAACATCGACCTGGTCAACGAGTCCTTCCGCAACTCCGCCGACGCCGCCCGTAACACCGAGTTCCTCGACAGCAGCCTCGAAACCCTCAACGCCACCCTCACCGAAACCATCGCGCGCTGGAAGAACTCCCTGGCCAACCTGGGCGCCTCGCTCGGCGGCCCATTCCTCGGCGTCGTCAAAAAGATCCTCGACGGCCTCATCGTCATCCAGGACGCCCTGTCGCACATAGGCGACAACGCCTTCGGCCGCGTCTTCCTGGCCGCCTCCTCCGGCCTGGTCATCTTCGGATCCCTCGTCGCCATCTCCAAGGTCCTCCAGGCCCTCGTCCTCAACGTCGCCGCCTCCTACGTGTCCATGAAGACGAACATGGTGCAAGCCGGCTTGTCGGGGCAGATGACCTGGTCGAACATCTACAAGCTCATCAAGCAGGCCAACGCGGCCCTGTACGAGAACATCGGCCTGATGAAGACGCGCGCCGCCCTGGAGCGCTCTGACAACGCCGCCACCTCGCTCGGGGGCCTGGCCGCCGCGGGCTCGGCGGCGAAGAAGAACGCCGACGCCATCAAGGCTGTGGGCGAGGCCGCCGGAGAGGCGGGGAAGGATCTTGCGGCCGTCGGAGAGGAAGCCGCCGCGTCCGCCGCCAAGACCGGCCTGCTCGCCAAGGCCATGGGCGGACTCAAGGGTGTCATGAGCGGGATCGCCTCCATCGGACCCATGGGGTGGATCGGCATCGCCGCCACCGCCATCCCCGTCGCCATCCAGCTCTACGACGAGTGGGCCAACTCCGCCAAGCGCGCCGCCGAGGCCGCCCAGCAGGCCCGTGTCGAGAACCTCCAAGCCCTGGGCGGGGGAGAGGCCCTCACCAAGGCGCTCATCCAGGACGCCAAGGAGGCCGCCGACGGAACCCAGCAGACCTTCGGCGCCCTCGAACTGGCCGTCGACGGGTCCGCCGACAGCACCAAGGACAGCGCCGACGCCCTCTACTACTGGATCGACGCCTCCGGCAACCTCGTCCAGGCCACCAAGGACCAGGCGGCCGCCATGGGCTACTCCACCCTGGCGATCGGCGACCACACCGCCGCCCTCATCAAGGACGCCATCGCCTCCTCCGACGCCTTCAAGTCCCTGTCGGCCAACGACTTCAAGACCCTCACCGACCAGGGGTTCGACTGGAAGGAGTGGTCGCGCCAGTACGCCACCGGCGGGCAGGACGCCGCCAACTCCTACATCGACGGGTTCATCCAGCAGCTCAAGGACCGGAAGGATGAGATCTACAAGGCCAACACGTACGAGGCGCGCACCTACTCCGGCCCCTACGACTACACCGGCACACCCATCCGCAAGTACAACAGCACCCCGGCCGGGCAGCAGGCCGAGCAGGACGTCCAGAATCTCAACAACCAGATCGAGGCCCTGGAGAACCTGCGTACCAAGCTCGGCGACGTGTCCGGGGCCGCCTCCGACGCCGTGTCGTCACAGACCGCCCTCGGCCAGATCGTCCAGGGGCTCACCGGCGACACCCAGGACGCCGCCGACGCCACGGGGAGCCTGGCCGACGCCACCGCCGACGCCGCCGAGGACGCCAAGACCGCCGGGCAGGCGTGGGACGAGTACCTCCAGTCCCTCGACGCCATCGTCGACGCCGCCTTCCAGTTCACCAACGCCGAGGCGGGCATGTACTCCGCCCTCGACGAACTCAACCAGTCCTTGTACGACAACGGCAATTCGTTCGACACGTTCACCGAGGCGGGCCGGTCCAACCTGGAGGCCCTCCAGAACTACCTGAAGGCCACCGCCCAGTACGCCGGTCGCATGGCCGAGGAAATGGGCATGAGCGGCGTCGAGGCGCAGGAGTACATCGCCTCCTATGTTCAGGCCGCCATCGACGACCTCAAGGCCCAGGGCATCGACACCACGTGGATCGAGGCGCAGATGTCGAACGTCGTCTCCTCCCTCGACCAGACCATCTCCGGGCCCACCGTCGACATGAGCGCCCTGAACGCGGGCCTCCAGGACGCGGTCACCAATGCCAACAACGCCGCCGCCCTCATCCAGCAGATCCTCGCGGGTGTCGGTATCCGCACCTCCTCGCGGCCCGGGGGCGGGCTGAACACCGGCGGAAAGCGGCTCAACAAGAACGCCCTCGGGTCGAAGGGCGGCCTGACCACCAAGCAGATCACCGCGGGGATGAGCATCGGGGCGATGGGGTTCACGGGGGGCGGCGGCTCGGTTCGCGGCCTGGCGAACACCATGTTCCAGGGCAACAAGCAGCGCTATCAGTTCACCCCCAAGGAGTCCTCCTCGCGCGGGGGCGGGGGCGGCGGAGGCGGC